TTAATGGTCGTCAATTATTTGATGATGCCAAAGAAGAATTAGAAAGATTAGAAGAAGAAGCAAGATTGAATTGGGAAAGACCAGTTGATTTTTATACGGGGTAATAAATGCCTAGAAATGTTTATTTCAGTCAGGCAGTAAGGTCAGAACAAAACCTTTACGAAGACCTGATCATAGAATCTCTTAAGATATATGGACAAGACGTCTATTATATTCCGCGTACCCTTGTCAATAGGGATAATATATTAGGTGAAGATCCAGCATCTAGGTTTGATGATGCTTATTTAATAGAAGCATATATAGAAAACGTAGATGGATTCGAAGGTACTGGAGATTTATATTCTAAATTTGGATTAGAAATAAGAGATGAAATATCTTTTGTAATTTCACGAAGACAGTGGGAAAAAATTGTAGGAGTATTTTCATCTAATCAAGTAGACCCAAGACCTCAGGAAGGTGATTTGTTATTTATGCCAATGACAAATTCATTCTTTGAAATATCATTTGTACAAGATGATAAACCATTCTATCAATTATCTGATTTACCAGTATATCATCTCAGTTGTCAATTATTCGAATATTCTGATGAAGATTTCGATACAGGTATTGGTGAGATTGATGATAAAGCTGTAGATGAAGCATATCAACTTTCAATGGATATTACCCTAGCTAATGCTAATCAATACTTTGAGGTTGGTGAAACTATTACTCAAACAATTGCTACAGGTGTTAATGTATTTGGAGAGGTTGCATCAAGGACTAAATCATCTAGTACAACATCACAAATATATGTCGCCAATATAGGTTCAAGTAATACCGATGGAGATTATAAAACATTTGTAGTAGATGCAACTAAACCATTAACAGGTTCAGAGAATAATTACACTGCAACAATAACACAAATATATGACTCAATTGCTGATAATACCAGTGGAAGAGTTATGGTAACAGATGATGGTTCACAAAATTTAGATTTTGAAGTATCAGCTGATAACTTTATAGATTTTTCGGAATCCAATCCATTTGGTGATCCGTCGGAGACTTATTAATGTTTGGAGATCATTTTTATCACGCAACATTGAGAAAGGCAGTAGCTGTCTTTGGTACTCTTTTTAATAATCTAAGAGTAATTAGAAAAGCTGCTGATGGTAGTGTATTGAACTCAGTACGAGTACCATTAGCCTATGGACCAAAACAAAAATTCCTATCAAGATTAGATCAAGAGACTGGATTTGATGCAACAATGGCTCTTAAGTTACCAAGGTTAGCTTTTGAGATGACTTCTCTTGAAATAGATGCACAACAACAACTACAAAAAAGAAATGCAGTAACAGAAAATACTGCATCAGATTCTACGAAGAAGAAAACAATAAAACATTTTACATCATATAATATTGGAATGTCTTTGTTTATAATGGCAAAGAACCAAGATGATGGACTACAAATATTAGAACAAATTTTACCATACTTTAAACCAGAATATACAGTCACAATAAAACCAATTGATGGTTGGACCACATATAAACAGGATGTTCCTGTAGTATTAAGTTCAGTTTCAATTGAAGATACATATGAAGGTGATTACACCGAAAGAAGAGTATTAATATATCAATTAGACTTTTCAATGAAGATGAAGTTTTATGGACCGGATTCAAACCAAGGTGTAATTAAAGCTATTGAAATAGACTTTAATGAAGATAAAGGTGGTTCAAATATAATGGAGAATTTAGATATCACAATTAATCCTACATCAGCCGATGATGACGATAATTATACTGTGGTAACTACAATATCATAATGGAAAAAAGAGACAAAATGCTATCTGCCCTAGAGAAGAACCTTCCATCGAAAGTTCAAAATAGACCGATAGTTGATAAAGATATAAAAGACGATTACGAGTTTTCAAGAGCTACGTATAAGGATCTTATTAATACTGGAACCAGATCCTTAGATGTTTTAGCTGAGCTCGCACGCGAGAGCGAGCACCCGCGAGCTTTTGAAGTATTATCTAAAACTATAAGAGATATAGGTGATACTACAGAAAAACTAATGAAGCTTCAAAAAGATAAAGATGATTTAGTAACTGCTAAGAAAGACGATGAGACTCGGAAGGTGACAAATAATAATGTTTTTGTTGGTAGTACTACAGATCTTCAAAGAATGTTATTAGATACTAAGGATAATGTAATCGATGTTGAGAAAAGTAAAGAACAATGAGTTTGGTTACTTAGGTAATCCAAACGTAAAACGAGATGGTGTAGAAGAATCCTTTACTAAAAAGGAAGTTCAAGAATACCAAAAATGTATGCGGGATCCTGCATATTTTGCTCGTAACTATGTGAAGATTATTTCTCTTGATGAAGGATTAGTTCCTTTTGATTTATATGATTATCAAGAAAAGATGTTTAAGCATTTTAATGATAATAGATTTAGTATTGTTTTAGCATGTAGACAAAGTGGTAAATCTATATCATCAGTAGTATATCTCTTATGGTATGCATGTTTTCATCCCGAGAAAACAATTGCAATACTTGCCAACAAAGGTGCGGTGGCAAGAGAGATGTTAGCTAGGATAACACTGGCACTAGAGAATTTGCCTTACTTCCTCCAACCAGGATGTAAAGCATTAAATAAAGGAAGTATTGAGTTTAGTAATAACTCAAAGATTGTGGCAAATGCTACATCAGCAAGTTCAATAAGGGGTTTATCAGTTAACCTATTATTCCTCGATGAGTTTGCTTTTGTAGATAATGATGCTCAATTCTATACTTCCACCTATCCAGTAGTAACAGCAGGTAAAGATACACAAATTGTAGTATGCTCAACTGCTAATGGAATAGGTAATGTATATCATAAACTCTGGGAGGGAGCGGTTCAACAAACAAATGAGTTTAAACCGTTTAGAGTTGATTGGTGGGATGTGCCGGGCAGAGATGAAGAGTGGAAAGCTCAGACTGTAGCAAATACTTCAGAACTACAGTTTGAACAGGAGTTTGGTAATACTTTTCATGGTAGAGGGAATACTCTTATTGGAGCTGATCATTTATTAGCCCAACAAAGTATAGAACCAGAGTTTGTAACCCAAGGGGTTAATATATATGCACAACCTATTGAAGAGCATGAATATATTATGACGGTTGATGTTTCAAAAGGTAGGAATCAAGATTATAGTACATTTACAATAATCGACGTAAGCACAACTCCTTTTGAACAGGTTGCAACATTTAGAGATAATAATTTATCTCCTATGTTATTTCCTGATATAATACATAAGTATGCAAAAACTTATAATGATGCTTACGTAGTGGTTGAGAGTAATGACCAAGGTGCTGTTGTTTGTAATGGTTTATATTATGATTTAGAATATGAGAATATGTTTGTAGAGTCAAGCATTAAAGCAAATGCAATTGGTGCTACAATGACTCGAAGAGTGAAGAGGATTGGATGTTCAAGTATAAAGGACTTAATAGAGCAAAAGAAACTCAAAATTGTAGATGCACAAACAATAGTTGAAATGAGTACCTTTGTATCCAAGGGTAGTTCATATCAAGCAATAGCACCCAACCACGATGATTTAATGATGAACCTAGTATTATTTGCTTGGTTCACTACAACCGATGTCTTTCAAAGTATGACTGATATCGATATGAAAAATTTATTATATAGGGAAAGGTTAAAATCAATACAAGATGATATGCTTCCTTTCGGCTTCACAACTCAAGAATCCGAAAGGGATAAATATAGTAAAGACGCAGATGGAAATATATGGTTTGAAACAGAATGGAAAGGTTCACAGAATATTTAATAGAAGATGATGACCAACTTCCTTTAAAGGAATTGGAAATTATTGTATTAGGTCTCTCAGATGAAGAGGGAACCTTTGCTGATCTTATTCAAAAGGTCGCAAAGAAAAAAGAAATGAAACATACTTTAGTTGATGTAACTCAAGCATATATTGCATCACAGGATGTTGAAATTGGCCAAGTACAAATGAGAAATATTGATGGTCAAGATAAAGATATTACTATTAATATGCATAATACAATTGTATTTGTAAGGGCTGGTGCTATTCAAACTTTAACAGCTCAAGCTTTAGTTTCTGCATTACAAACAATTGGATTCTTTATGATAAATGATTTAGAATCAATGTTATTATGTGATAATAAAATGGCATCTGCTATTCAATTAGAAAGAAATAATATACCTATTCCAAGAACATCAATTGTAAATAATCCTAAATCAATTGAAACTGCTCATAAGAAAATTGGTGGTAAGTTCCCAGTTATTATTAAAACATTAACAGGTACTCAGGGTGTTGGTGTATCAAAAGTAGATGATATGAGTTCATTGGTATCTGTATGTCAGGCTCTTTGGAAGTTTGATGCTGATATCTTATTACAAGAGTTTTTTGATATTAAATCAGATATACGTACACTTGTTATTAATAATACTATTATTGGATCAGCTGAAAGAGTAAGAAAAGAAGGAAAAGAATTTAGAAATAATGTACATTTAGGTGCAGATACCCTACCTTATAGTTTATCCGATGAAGAAAAGGCCATTGTAATAGCGGCCGCACGTGCTTCAGGAGCAGTATATTGTGGTGTTGACCATTGTAAGGTTGGTAAAAACTATTATGTATTAGAAATAAATGGTTCACCTGGTATACGATCACACTTTATGGGATATAATAAAGATGAAAAACCAACTTCAAAAATATCTGATGAAAAGGTATTATCAAATATATTAGACCATTTAGCAGATGAAGATAATAGAAAAGGGTTAATGAGACAGGAAGTTGGGTACATAGAATCAATAGAATTGGATGGAATGCCTAAGAATCTTATACGTGCTAAGTTTGATACGGGTAATTCAGCCTCTGCTACTATGTTACATGTGGATGAATTATCTATTGATGGTGACACAGCTAAATGGAAAAAGAATGGATTAAAGTTTGAAAGTGATATTATAGATGTATCAGAACCAAAAAGAGGTAAGAAACCATTTGATACAAGACCTGTAATAGAGCACGGAATTACATTTAATAATAAAAAATATGTGATAGAAATAGGATTAACTGAGAAAGATACGGCATCTGAAATGTTAGTTAATCGTAAAACTATGACAAAATTAAGAGTGGCAGTCAATCCAAACCGTAAATTTGTAGTTAGTGATTATGCGGGTAAAGATGACAGTTACACTAAAGACTAAAAAATTATAAATAATACTGATTGAATATAATCTTATTATGTTAACATATTAACTAACTCAATAAAATAGAGGACAAAGCGATGGCATTTCTAGTATCACCCGGTGTCGAAATCAAAGAAATCGATGCCACAAACGTGGTTCCCGCAGTATCTACCAGCATTGGTGGTTTTGCAGGCGCGTTTAATTGGGGTCCTGTGGAAGAAGTAGTAACTGTTGGTTCTGAAAATGAACTAGTAGAGAAATTCGGCTCACCTGATTCCAATACAGCAAAATACTTTCTCACAGCTGCGTCATTCTTAAAGTATGGAAACGCACTGAAAGTAGTTCGAGTTAACCAAGGAGCGGCAGCAAGTTCTCCAGTTGGAGATAACGCTACTGCTGATGGTTCCGGACAACTCATTAAGAATAAGTCGCACTATGAGGATAACTATGCCAACGGTTCATTGTCTAAAGGTAGTTGGGTTGCTAAATATCCAGGCGTATTGGGTAATAGCTTAAAAGTTTCTGTGATTGCATCAAATATATCATCATTTAGTGGTTGGGCATATTCCGGTCAGTTCGAGGGAGCACCTGGAACTTCTGACTATGCTACCGATTTAGGTAAAACAAACATTAAAGATGAGTTACATATTGCAGTAATCGACGAAGATGGAGCTATATCAGGTACACCAAATCAGGTATTGGAAACATTTGCATACGTAAGTATGGGTTCCGATGCTAAAAAATCTGATGGAACATCAAACTACTATAAGGATGTTATTAATAATAACTCCGATTATATATGGTGGGCTGATCATCCAACAGCTTTAACTGATGCTGGAGAAACAATAGCATCCCAAACAGCTAACTCAGCAATGACCGGTAGTACTTCTGCAATTGATTCTAGTTTGGGTGGCGGAACAGATGGTAACGTTCCTGTTGTCGGAGATTTACAAGGTGGATATGACCTATTAGAAGATGCTGAAACAGTAGATGTAAATTTACTTTTCTCAGTACCTGACGCTAATGGGGCTAACACACTAGCTAACGATCTTATTTCTATTGCTAACGCAAGAAAAGATTGTATGGCTTTTGTTTCACCTCCAATTGAAGACACAGTAGGTTCATCAAGCCCTGCCTCAGACGTGAAAACATTTGCCGATTCTTTAACTTCTAGTTCATATGCTGCTTGTGATTCTTCAGCTATATATGTATACGACAAATACAATGATGTATATCGTTACATTGGAGCTGCTGGACATCAAGCTGGTTTATGTGCTAATGCCGATAGAGTGGCTGATGCATGGTTCTCACCTGCTGGTGTAAACCGTGGTCAATTACTTGGCATAACAAAACTTGCATTTAATCCTAAGCAAGCTGAAAGAGATACTCTTTATAAAGCAAGAGTTAACCCATTAGTATCTTTCCCTGGTCAGGGAACTATGCTTTTCGGTGACAAAACTTTACTAAGTAGACCTTCAGCTTTCGATAGAATAAACGTAAGACGTTTGTTTATAGTTTTAGAAAAAGCAATAGCAACTGCAGCGAAGGCACAGTTATTCGAATTTAACGACGAATTTACAAGAGCTCAATTTAGAAATATGGTTGAGCCATTCTTGAGAGACGTAAAAGGTAGAAGAGGTCTTACAGACTTCTTGGTCATTTGTGACGAAACCAATAACACAGGTCAAGTAATAGACACAAATAGATTTGTGGCAGACATTTTTGTTAAGCCAGCAAGATCTATTAACTTTATTACATTGAACTTCATAGCAACAAGAACCGGAGTAGAATTCTCCGAAATATCAGGAGCATAGGGGGTAAGACATGGCTATTTTAGGAATAGACGATTTTAAATCAAAACTTACCGGCGGTGGCGCACGTAATAATATGTTCAAGGTTACCTTGAACTATCCAGGCTTCGCCCAAGGTGATGTTGAATTAACATCCTTCATGTGTAAAGCAGCACAGTTACCTCAATCTCAAATTTCTCCAATTGAAGTAAAATTCAGAGGCAGAACATTGAAGATGGCTGGTGATAGAGCTTTTGAAGATTGGTCAGTTACAATAATCAACGATACCGATTTCGCAATCAGGAATGCAATGGAAAGATGGTCAAATGGTATTAACGAACATAGCGCTAATACCGGAATTGCTAATACAAACGATTATTTCGCAGATTTAATTGTTGAGCAATTAGATAGAGATGGTTCAACTCTTAAGAAGTATGACTTCAGAGGATGTTGGCCAACAACTATTGCGGCTATCGATCTTAATTCTGAGACTGAAAACCAGATCGAAGATTTTGAGGTTACATTCGCAGTACAATATTGGGAATCTAACACAACTTCATAGAAGGATAAATAATATGGTAGGGGAGGAAACTCCCCTCCATTTTAGAGGAAATTATGGCTGAATTTTTTGGATTTGAAATTAATAGAAAAAAGGACGTAGAAAAAGCTGCGACCAAAAAGAAATCATTCGTACCTAGAACGGATCAGGATGATGGTGCCGGTGTTATACAGGCCGGTGGACACTTTGGAGCATATATTGATGTCGATGGCGATAAGGCCAAAAACGATGTAGACTTAATGCTCAAATATCGTGATATCGCAACTCAACCTGAGTGCGATGCCGCGATAGAAGATATTGTAAATGAAGCAATAGTAGGAGATCATACTGAAGCTCCTGTAGATATCGTATTGGATGATTTAGAGATATCCGATAAGATGAAAGAATCAATTAAATTTGAGTTTGACTATATATTAACATGTTTGAACTTTAACTCATATGCCCATGACATATTCAGAAAGTGGTATATTGATGGAAGGTTACCATATCATATTATAGTAGAACAGGACAATTTAAAGAAAGGTATACAAGAACTAAGATATATCGATCCTGTTAAACTCAGAAAAGTAAAAGAGATCGAAGAAGAAACCGATCCAAAAACTGGTGCAAAATTGGTTAAGAAGGTAGATGAATATTTCATGTACCAAGATAATCAAATGGGTAAATACAATCAGGGATTAAAAATATATCCTGATTCAATTGCATACTGTACATCAGGTGTAATGGACCCACAAAGAAAAAGAATACTTTCATACCTACAAAAAGCATTAAAACCAGTTAACCAGTTAAGAATGATGGAAGACTCATTGGTTATCTATAGGATATCAAGAGCACCAGAAAGAAGAATTTTTTATATCGACGTTGGTAACTTACCAAAAGGAAAAGCGGAAGATTACCTACGTGGTATTATGAATCAATATAGAAATAAATTGGTTTATGATGCGAAGACAGGTAATATCAAAGATGATAAGAAACATATGTCAATGTTGGAAGATTTCTTCCTACCAAGAAGAGAAGGTGGTAGAGGAACTGAGATTACAACATTACCAGGTGGAGAAAACCTAGGTCAAATCGATGATATACTATACTTCCAAAAGAAATTATACAAGAGTTTAAACGTTCCAGTAAATAGATTAGAACAAGAAGCTCAGTTCAGTTTAGGTAGAACGAGTGAGATTACTAGGGACGAAGTTAAGTTTAAGAAGTTTATCGATAGATTGAGAAAAAGATTCTCAGGATTATTTATGGATTTACTTAAAACACAGTTATTATTAAAAGGAATAATAACAAAAGATGATTGGAAAGATTGGAAAGAGAAAATAGTATTTGACTTTATTGAAGATAACTATTTCTCAGAATTAAAACAATCTGAAATGATTCGAGAAAGATTTGATATGTTGGCATCCCTCGATGAGTATATCGGTACATTTATATCTAATGAATGGGTTAAAAAGAACGTTCTTAGATTTACTGATGATGATATTGAAGAGATACAAAAACAAATCGATGCCGAAGATAAGGCTGGTGAGCTTGATATGCCTGATCCAGACGATCCAAGGTTCGGTTAGAAAACTAAATTTTTATAAATATATATGAGGTAAATATAATATGAGCGTTGAAGAAATTGTAAAGAATTTAAAAGATGGCAATAATGTAAAAGCTACTAAAGCCTTTAATGGTGTAATGGCTGATAAATTATCTGCCGCTTTGGATGCAGAGAAGATCAAAGTTGGTTCTACTCTAATCCAACGTAAAGCTGAGGAATCAGACGAAAATGAAATTAATAACTGAGTTTGTAGATAACGACTTAGATATCATAGTTGAAGCCAAAAAAGGTGGCGAGAAAAACTATTTTATCGAAGGCGTTTTTATGCAATCCGAGAAAAAGAACAAAAATGGTCGAGTATACGAGAAATCAACATTAGAGAATGCTGTAAATAAGTATATCGACGAACAAGTTAAAACAGGAAGAGCAGTTGGGGAATTAAACCATCCTGAAGGACCAACTGTAAACCTGGACAAAGTTTCACACAAAATCAATTCACTGCATTGGCAGGGTAATGATGTTGTAGGAAAAGCATCAATACTTAAAACCCCAATGGGTAAGATCGTTGAAGGTCTACTCGATGGTGGTGTTAAGCTTGGTGTTTCTAGTCGTGGTATGGGAAGTCTTGTATCGAAGAAAGGCGCACAGTATGTGGGGGATGACTTTATGTTATCTACTATAGATATTGTTCAAGACCCTTCAGCTCCAAGTGCATTTGTAAATGGAGTTATGGAAGGTGTTGAATGGGTATGGGATAACGGCGTTTTACATCCGCAAGACATTGAAAAAATTGAGACTGAAATTAAAAGCACCCCAAAGAGAAATCTACCAGAGGTAGAGATTCGAGCTTTTAAAAATTTCCTCTCTAAATTAAACTCTCAAATTTAATGGAGAAAATTATGTCAGAAGAGACTATTTTAAATCAAGAAGAAGTAGTTGAAGGCATGGAATCTGCAGAAGAGGAGCAACTTCAGGAAGAGAGTCAAGAAGAGGAAACTGTAGAGGTTTCTGAAAACGAAGATTCACTTGATGAAGCTGCTAAAGCTAAGAATGAAGAAGACGATGACGAGGAAGAGGAAGAAGAGCATGACGAAGAGAAATCTAAAGTCAAAGAAGAAGCTCCTTCTGTTACTATTCCAAAGACAAAAGCCGGAACTATTCAAGCTGCAGTAGACTTGCTAAAAGCTGCTCGTAAAGAAGATGCGCAAAAGCTCTTTGCTAAAATGATTAAGGTCGATGAGGCTGAAGAAGAAGATTCAATCAAATCAGCGGATGACGCTGCTAAGAAAACTAAACCAGTTAAAGCTCCTGCCGGTAAAGGTGGTGATACTAAACATGGTGAAGTTGTAAAAGCAAAAGTCGAAGCTGTTGATTTTGAAGAAGATCTGGAAGCTTTAATCTCAGAAGAGGCTACTTTATCAGATGGGTTCAAAGAGAAATCTGCAACTATCTTCGAAGCAGTGTTAACTTCCAAGTTGACACAGGAAGTAGACAGACTTGAGTCTGAATACGCTTCTAATTTAGAAGACGAAGTTTCTGACATTCAAGGCGACATGGTAGAAAAAGTAAATTCTTACTTGGACTACGTAGTCGAGAATTGGATGAAAGAAAATGAACTCGCAGTTCAAAACGGTCTTAGGACTGAGATTGCTGAAGAATTCATGACTTCACTTCAAAGTGTTTTCAAAGAGCACTACATCGAGGTGCCTGAAGGTAAGGTTGACTTAGTTGACGAACTCAACGAACAAGTCACTGAACTTGAGGAAACTTTAAATAAAACTACTGAAGATAATATCGAATTACATTCACAAATTTCTGATTATCAGAGAGATGAGGTTGTAAGAGAGCAATCTTCGGGGCTTGCAGAAACTGAAGCTGAAAAACTAGCTAGCTTAGTTGAAGATATAGAATTTGATAACAAAGAAACTTTCGAAATGAAAGTTAAAACTGTTAAAGAATCTTACTTCAAATCTGATAGCGAAGAATCAGTAGACGAAGTTGACAGTCTTTTAGGGGAAGATAATGTTTCAGAAGAAGCAGTTTCAGAATCTATGGCTAAATACACTCAAGCAATAACTAAATTTAACAAATAACATTTATTATAGGGGAAACCAAAATGTTTAATGCAGACGCAAACTTAATGGAAAAATGGGGTCCTGTTCTCGATCACGAAAGTGCTCCTGAGATCAAAGACCGCTACAGACGAGCAGTAACTGCACGTTTGTTAGAGAACCAGGAAGTTGCCCTTCAAGAAGAAAGAGCACAAGCACAAGGAAATTTCATTTCTGAGGCTGCAGCTGCTAACAATATTGGATCAGGTTCAGCACCGAATAACATCGGTACTTTTGACCCAGTATTGATTTCTTTAGTTAGAAGAGCAATGCCTAACCTTATAGCATATGATGTCGCTGGCGTTCAGCCAATGAGTGGACCTACTGGTCTTATCTTTGCTATGAAATCTAAGTACAGTTCACAGTCTGGTACTGAAGCTTTATTCAACGAAGCTGATACTGATTTCTCAGGAACAGGTACTCACCAAGCAGACCCAACAGGTCTAGCTGGAGTAACTGATGCTGATACTGACGGATCAATCGCTGATACAGCTGATACAGTATCTACTCACGGTTCTGGACTTACAACAGCAGCTGCTGAGAGACTTGGTGTTGGAGAATCTGGAGACGGATCTTTCGGCGAAATGGCATTTACAATTGAGAAATCAACTGTAACAGCTAAATCAAGAGCTCTTAAAGCTGAGTACACAATGGAACTTGCTCAAGACCTTAAAGCAATTCATGGTCTTGACGCTGAAGGCGAATTAGCTAATATCCTATCTGCTGAAATCCTTGCGGAAATCAACAGAGAAGTTGTTAGAACAATTCTTAAATCAGCTAAAATTGGTGCTCTACAAAGCTCAACAGCAGTTTCTGGTATATTCGACGTTGCCACTGATTCAGATGGTAGATGGATGGTTGAGAAATTCAAAGGCTTAATCATGCAAATCGAAAGAGAATGTAACGTAATCGCTAAAGAAACAAGACGTGGTAAAGGTAACTTTATCCTTTGTTCTTCAGACGTAGCTTCAGCTCTAGCAGCTGCTGGCATGTTAGATTACACTCCTGCTTTATCAGCAGCTCTTAACGTTGATGATACTGGTAATACTTTTGCTGGAGTTCTTAACGGACGTGTTAAAGTTTACATCGATCCATATTCAACAACTGATTTCGTATGTGTTGGTTATAGAGGAGCTAATCCTTATGACGCAGGTTTATTCTACTGCCCATACGTTCCACTAACAATGGTTAAAGCCGTTGGTGAGAATGATTTCCAACCTAGAATGGGATTCAAAACAAGATACGGTATGGTTGCTAACCCATTCGTAGCTCTTGATGGTCTTGGTACAGATAGAACTAACCAATACTTCAGAATCTTCAGAGTTGATGATATTATGGTGTAAGCCAGAGTAACTAACTCTTTTTAGGGGGTCTTCGGACCCCCTTTCTTTTAACCAAGAATAAAACTGTTATAAATAATAGTATGAGTACATTAACTACAAATAAAAATTTCTTAAGCCCAGTTGGGTTTACTCTCAAAATAAACAGTAAAAGGTTTGCAAACTTAGAATACTTTTGTACAAGTGTTAACTTACCAGATGTTGCAATTGCTGGTGCAGATATACCATATCGTGGTGTAAACCTTAGTTCACCAGGAGATAGATTATCCTTTGGTGATTTTTCTATTACAGCAAATGTAACTGAGAACTTTGAGAACTATATAGAAACTTTTGATTGGATGCATAAAAATGTAAACCTAAGTGGTAAAGAAATTGAAGATGCAAAAGAAGATGCCACATTAATGGTATATACATCTCACAATAATATATCCAAACAAATTAGATTCAAAGGGATATTCCCAGTATCTTTAAGCGAATTAGCATTTGATACTAAACAAACATCAATCGAATATGTTGAAATGACAATTGGATTCGCATACACTAGTTACGAATTCATTTAAAAAACCGTTTACTTTTTGCGTAAACTGTGATATAATATTATATAATTATGAATAATTTACAAACAATCTTAGACATGTGGAAAAAGGACTCGGTCATCGATGAGATGAACCTTGATGAGTCTTCACGTGAATCTGCCAAATTACATGGTAAATATATGGAACTCTTATCAGTAAATAGAATGAAACTAAAAAAGACTGAATTAGAGTTTAAAGTACTATTAAGAGATAAATGGAAACACTATAATGGAAAACTATCTCAAGAAGAAATGGATGACAGGGATTGGTCCTATGATCCATTGGATGGTCTTACAGTTCTCAAAGGAGATATGGATAAGTTCTATGATGCTGATCCAGTTATACAAGAGCATCAATCCAAGATAATATACCTGCAAGAGGTATGTGATACACTCAAAGAAATATTAGACAATGTTAAATGGAGACATCAAACAATCAAGAACATGATTGAGTGGCGCAAATTTACCAGTGGAATTTAAAATACACCAACACAAATTTACCAATATGACACGATACGAAGATATCGTTCGTCAGGCTATGATAGAATTAGGTCATATTGAAGCTAAGGGAGATGAAACTGATCTACATATTTTTAATCATATATCTAATTGGCCAAGGACAAAGGATACTATTATAATTAAACCTACTGCTCCAACCAATAAGCATTTTGCTTTAGATTCATGGGGATATGCTAATGATTCTCGAATGTCTTATATAGAACCAGAATGGATGAATCCTTTTGAATACTCAGAAAATATAAAGGCAGATAGAGAATATATACAAGAATTAATAAAACAAAAATCAAATAAATGGGATGAATCTATATTACTTAAATGGCGTAAACCAAAAGAAAAAATACCTGAAGACCATATATTAATTATAGGACAACAACCTCATGATGAAACAGTCAATGGATTTGGATTTGGAGATCATTGGAAAAAGCTTTGTCAAATAGTAAATGCATTACCTAGAAAACAACATATAGTAATTAAACTACACCCAGGTTTGAAAGGTAAAATACAACAAATAAAAGATTGGAGAGAAGAAGGATTACACGTGATAGACGGGTACGTGAGTATACATGACGTGCTCCCGTACACGCGCGTAGCGGTATTAGAAAATAGTACAGCGGGTATTGAATGTATGATGCATAAAGTACCTATTATATCCTATGGTTGGCCTGAATATCATTGGGTAACTGAAAAGATTCAAACCTTACCACATCTTAAATCAGCTGTTGAAGATCTAAGTTGGTATCATGAAAAGGACAATGAAATGTTTATCCATTGGTATATAAAGAGATATTTGTGTACAGATGTAGAATCAACTAAACGTAGAATACAAGATATATTATGGAATCAATAAACGTTTGGAAAATTAATCATACCCACATGGGTGTCCAATGCGACCAAAGTATAGAACGAGAATTGTCTGAACATTTCTGTTTCTTTGTTCCAGGCTATAAATTTATGCCAGCATACCGTAATAGAATGTGGGATG